GTAGCGTTAGAACCACCGATATATCTCCACAGAGTCAAAGATGGATGAATTGGGGTATTGGCAGGGTAATAAGTGATAGCCTTGCCGAGCTTTGTCGTAATAGCAGGAGCATAAGCCAAATCAAAAGCCATCTGCATTGTATCGGTTGTGGTTTCGAGCGAATGGATAAAGTTGATGGAATAACCGTTAGTTGCGTCTTTGATTAAGACAGGTTCACCAACTCTAAAAACAGCGGCATCGGCAACAACTAACTGCTTCACGGTACTACCAGCTACCACAGCGTATTCTGTTCCAGCAACTTTGACAGTTCCGAAGATTGATTCAAGAAGTGGACCCCATGCAGGAGCTTGTCCTTCAACACCTGAATGCTTGATATAATGAGAAAATGAAGCGGTTGGGTTTTCTGCTCCGGTAATCTTTTTAGCCATACCGAGCGAATTTTTTAGTTCCTCATTATCAAGTTTTTCAATTTCTGGAACCATTTCCAAATCGGATTGAACAGGAATGAAAGACGTTGCAGCGGTTGGAACAGTAATAGTTCCTTCTGTTGCTTCTTTTTTGATTGCAAAAATAGTTGCTTTATTGCTAATAGGCATTTCGAAAACTCCTCTTTTAATCTATTAAATAAAAGTTTCTATGATAACATTTAACGCGCAAGTTATAAATTTTCTATCATCCAATTCAATTGGAACTATTCCAGAATCACCTTGAAAAGAAGCAATTGCTTTCCCTCCTGGTATGGCAAGTGTAACATCACTTTCAATAGCAACAGAAACGCTTGTGGAAGCCTCTAATATCTTTTTGATAGAATCATCTTGCTCGGTATAAGACGCTTGGCCACCGAAGTATTCAACACATAATACAATCGAAAAAGACCTTGCGAAGCTCTTTCTTCCACATAGTTCCCGATTTGTATTAACAGTTGAATCAACTATTATTCCCCACCCCCCCCTCAAGAAAGAATCAAAATTTTGTGACAACTCATCAGGATTTGTTAACCGCACCCAAGTATTGCCTAGTGTAGTTCCAATCAATGCTGTAATGGTATCGTATGCTGTAGAAATTATAGTCATCGATAGAACCCCATAGGAGCGCGTTCGTAAACTTCTTGGCCCTTTAAAATATTCCCTGTCTTAGTTATCCCGTATTTTCTTGATTCTAATGAGTGTAGATATGACTTATTAGCTGCAAGCATATCCTCACGGTATTTGATTCCTTGCGCTTTGTAGATGAGTTCAGCAGTTTTGTGTATTGTTGGTTCCTTCATGAGCCGCCAATCAAGAAATTGCTCCCCTGTTATAACTTGGCCCATGGTTATCAAATCAGAGATAACCCTATCCGTTGCAATTATTCTTTGATCCAAATATTCTGTTTTAGTTGCTCCATAAACTCTCAGGTATGGAGTAGCCGCCAAATCAGGATATTCTTTAAAAATAGTTGTATCAGCTTCAACAAATAGTTGGCCAACATACAAAAGAGTTACGGCGTCTAATGCTGCTGAAAAAGTTAACTTTGTCCAATATAGCGAGTAATATCCATCGATATTACCAAGTTCAGTTATATTCCTTGAATCATATCGCGCCGGAAGTTTGTCATCCTTCGCGATTATATTGACAATTCCACTTTTACCTAATGTAGCCGTTGCTAGTATGGTGCCATCCACTACACTATAAAAGTTTGTAAACGCCGTAGCATCCCAAAAAGATGCTGTAAGTACGCTGGTATTGTTATTTACAGCCGTACTTAAAAGCCTCAAATAGAGCGCGTTAAATGGAAAAACGGAACCTATGTAAAGACTATCACCAGTCCCAAAAGTAATAGCCTTTCCTGCATGATCGACATCAGTCACAAACGCCGATATATCTGAAACGGTACTTCCAATTTTTGTAAGTACAACATTTTGATTATTCATAAACGCCCCAAATATGGAAAAAATGTTATGCCCATAATGAGCATAACACCCCATGAAAGGAAGTATGACTCAAGATAGGCATCCCGAATTAACCTACCCGTGCGTCCTTGTAATAAACCTCAACAACGATTTGACCTGCTGTCAAGTTTGCCGTACCAATCGTAAGGATAATCTGCTTACCATCGGTCAAAACATGAGGAACCGCCGTTGCTTCAATTGCAGCGACTGCATTCAGGCCAAAATGAGCTTCCGCTTCTGCGTTAACATAAATTGTACCGCTATCAGTATTACCAATCGAAACAGTTGAAGAGCTACCAACTACAGCAGCCGTAGCGCGTGCATAGATTTTTTCAATCAATACGGTTCCGCTAATGGTTCCGAGTACCCAGCTATTGCCAGAATACGCACCACCGTCTTTAGCGAAATCATAGATCAAAGATTGTCTTTTGAGTTCACCGGTGAAACCGTCGGCAATAGTTTTATGATTTTTGCAAATATAAACAGTCATTATTTTAACCCTTTCTTAAGTTTTTTATCTTCTATTTTTTCTTCAGTAACTGGCTCCACATGAGGTAAATAAAACATTACAAATGATTCATTTCTCCTCAGATGAAGACCGATTACTTGCCCAACTTCTCCACTTTGCAAGAAGGCAGCAACATCTTTTTCAGTTGCTAACACCTTCACTTTTGTTTCTGTGTACTTGCTAGTCATTATGTTGGGTAAACCCATCCTGTTGCACTGTTGGTTGTGTAAACGGGATAATGCATCACCGCGCCAGCATAAGCATTAAGTGCAGCGCCACAAACGACATCAACACTCAGGAGAATTCCGCGCTTATAGTTAGAGTGAAGATCAGATACCTTCCATTGTGGCATCTGCTGCATAACGAAGTACAACCATTCGCGATGAAAGAAAAGACCCTGCGATGTGCTAAGGCAATTGTCTTCTGCGGTTTTAAAATCCAAAAGATTTCTGAATTCACTTTGGCCAGAAATTGGAGTTTCACCAACAAACAAAGAGCTTGAAAGGATGCTATCTACGGTGATATCTCCCCAATAAGAAGGGTCAAGAAGCGCGAACCAATTCCCATCTTTCGGCCATTTCTTTTGGCCTCCGAATACCCGCGCACCACGGAATTCTGTCTTAGAAATTGTAGATACGTTATAATCACCGTTTGTTCCATCGGTTGTTGAAGCTCTAACGAAACTATAAAGATAAGCATTGATTTGGTCAGAAACCGCTTGCATCATTGTTTCACGAAGTTTTGGATCGTTATTATCTAAAAGACTTTGAAGCTCAACAATGCTCTCAAGTTCGATTGAACTTGACATAACCTTGTTAGCTACGATTGAAGTTCTAGTTAAAACCGCTTTTGATGGTGAAAAGGTATCAGCATCAACACCAACTGTTTGTGTTTGCCCAACCATCGGATTAAGAACAGATACATAAACAGTATCGCCCTTGTTCTGCAAATTACCCTGATAGTTTCTGTTTACAATGTTTACCATAGGGTTAGTTTGAACCAATTGGGAAGCTGACATAGGCGCCCAATATTTCTGGATTTGGTCGGCTACCGCTGCAATATCTGTTGCACCCATTACCATGTTCGTAACTCCTTTTTAAAATTAACTTATTTAATTTGACTTACTTTCCATTTCTTTTGTTCTTTATACGGTAATTTAAGCCAGTCAGCTTGATTTATCGTAGTTTGAACACCACTATTTGAACCATTTCCTGATTCACCCATTGCGTTAGGATTAAAGCCTTTCTTGATAGTCTCAGGATATTGAACTTTAAATGACTCAGCTACTTTAGCCGCTGACATATCATCTATTTCGCCTGTATCAGGGTTCGTTTTAATATCGTTTAAATCAATCAAACCGTAATACTTCGAATCTAAAGAACCACCAATTTTTGAAATTACAGAAGATAGTTTTTGGCTGTTAACTATCCTTTCATTCAGACCTTGGTATTTTTTTCCAATGGCCTCTGACTCTTCCTGTAATTCTTTAATCCTTGAGTCTCTAAGCTCTATTAAGCCCTTCCAATCTCCGTCGGATTTGAGCTTTTCTTCTTTTGTCTTATTGAGAATATCCTCATGCTCTTTGAGCTTGGCCTTAACAGCTTTAGCTTCATCTAAGACACGGGAATAGGTCTCGTATGACACAAAATCTTTTTTTGGGATTGTTTCGTTTTCCCCACCGGGGATCACGTTGGTTCCACCGGAACCGTGAATAGGGTTATCATTTTCTGTAGTCATAACCTTCCTTTCATTCTAAACAAAATTTTTACCTTTTAGCAAGTCCGAAAAAGTTCTTAACCAAAATATTCTTACTTGCTTCACTTCTTGTTTGCTCATGCGAAGAAAAACGCGCCCCATCTTTTCTTGCCAAAATGCTTTAGAAGAGTTTGAAACGCCGAACATATCAGCGCCTGTTGGACCAATACGAATAGCGTTATGGGACATCGATTTAATTTTCAAACTACTAAGCATTGAACCTGTTCTAGTTAAATTAGATTTTTTTGGAGTTGTCATATTAGAAAGAAATGTATTAATCTTTCTTGCTTGTACATATTTAGGAGATAAAGGTTTCAATCTTGATTTTTCAGAAAGATTAGTATCAACCCCATATCCTAGTTGCGTCCTAATCCTGATCTTTTCAATCAAGAAATCACCAATTGCTGACATTTGTTTTTGGCCAGTTGTTGACTGTATTAGTGTGTTAAGCCTTTTTACAAAATCATTTATATTTTCGTTATTTTTTGCCACGTTTCACATCCCGTGATGATAGCCATGCTAATGCTTTTAGAGCAATACTATCTCTGTCAATAGGTTTTTCATGCTTTCGTATAATGCTTTTCAACTTCTCTTTCTCGCCACCAACAAAACCGAGAAATGGCCTTTTGGTATCCGATCTTCCTTGCCATCCTGTAATATGTCCATCAGCTTTATCATTAGATATCGAGCCTCTCTCAAATCCGATAACTATTTTATCATTCTTTATGTCTAAAACTTCTATGTCTGATAGCATGTCACCCGTTTGTTTTAGATTCACCCGTGATGATTTTCCAGCAATTCTAAAATCAAGACTCTTCATATATTCTTTTGAATACTTGGGAAAAGAACCACCAGAATTATCTTTACCTGATTCAGTTCTTTTCCTCATGTACTCAATAATATCCTCCCCTAAAGATAATTTCTCTCTTTCTGAAATATCTTTAGGGATATCTATTTCAATCTTCTGCCAATCCGCTACCATCTTCTATATACTCCATATCTTTGATTGCAGGATTTTCCGCTGGAATAATCTCCTCAACTTTATTTACTTCCTCTATTGGTTTCTTTTCTTCGTTAATTTCTTCCAAAAGCTCCTCAATTTCATCATCTGACATGTT